CTACCCCTGAGCCTGGAGGATCGGACACCCGTTGTGGTGGAGCAAACCTGGAGCACCGACACGCGCCGAACGGCGTCCAAACTGCATCCAACGGTGGTGAACGGAACCGGGTTGTGCTGGGGTGTCCCGGTTTCTGCTGATAAGAGTCCTTTTTGGACCTGACTGGCAGTGTGGGGGCAGGGGTTCGAATCCCCTCAGCTCCACCAAAGTAGTCATTGTGCGAACACTGGGGCTGGACTCGGCTATGCCGGGTTCGGCCCCTTCTTCATGGTCGGGCTGAGGGATACGGAAGACGGGAACGATCCTGTCTGGCGCGAGGATCTTGATGCCTGCTACCAGGGTCTCGATGACGGCCTTGCGTTGGTTGTTGTTGCCTGCTCTGAAGATGCTGTTGATGTGGCTGTGGACCTCGTCCAGAGTGGACCGGTCTGGCATGACGGGCTGGTTGTCCAGTTCGTCGCGTAGGTGGTCTCTTCGCCAGCGGAGCTGTTTGTGGCGTTCGTTGAGCTTGTTGACCCGTCCGGCTAGCTGGTCCTCGTCGAGCTTGCCGTTCTCGAACGCGTCGAGGTAGCGGTCAATGGCGGCTTGGGTCTTGAACAGGTCGGCCTGGACGGCGGCGAGTTCGGCTGTCTTGGTGTCGTTGTCGCAGTCGTACTGTGCCTGGGCGGCTTTCACTGCCTCGGTGATCAGCCGGTATTGGCTTTGGTAGAAGCTGACCACGGCGTCGAGAACGGCCTGGTCCAGGGAGTCGGCGTTGAGGCGTGGGTAGGAGCACTTGTCGACGCCGTGCCGGGCTCTGGTGAAGCAGGTGTAGTACCGGTACGTCTTGGTCTTGCCGGTGGCGCGAGTGCCCAGCATGGCCTTGCCACAGTTCGGGCATTGCATGAGCCCGGTGGCGATGTAGTCCGAGTCACTGGCGGCGCGGTGGGCGTAGCTTTCGCCGCGTTGTTCCAGGATGCGCTGGGCTTCCTCGAACACGTCGAGTCTGACGATTGCCGGATGGGCGTCCTCGACGAGGATGCCACGGAACTCATTTTCACCGATGTAGACGCGGTTGCAGAGTTTGCGGAGGATCTGTTCGCCGTACCAGATTCCTCCGGCGGTGTTGCGGTAGCCGCGTTCGTTGAGGATGTAGGCGATTGCTTTCGCGCCGAGCCGATCTCGGGTGTAGAGGTCGAACATGAGCTGAACGACCACCGCTTCGTTGTCGTGAGGCACAAGCTTCTGCGTCGACTTGTCGACCAGGTACCCGAAGGGGCGCTTTCCGCCTTTCCATCGTCCCTTCTCCGCAGCCTTCATCATGCCGCCGAGAACACGTTCGACGATGAGGTCTCGCTCGAACTGGGCGAACATGCTGAGCATTTGCAGCAGCATGCGGCCCATGGGGGTTGCGGTGTCGAATGGCTCGGTCGCCGACCGGAACACCACGCCGACGGAGTCCAGCTCGTCCAGGAGGGTGACAGCGTCGCGCAGGTTGCGGGAGAACCGGTCGACCTTGTAGACAAGCAGCACATCGATGAGGCCCGCGCGGGCTGCCTTCATCGCTCGTTGCAGGCCGGTTCTCTTGTCGACCGTGGCGCCGGACGCATTGTCCTCAAACCGTTTGACAATGCGCCAGCGTTCCTGTGAGCCTACGTAGGCTTCGAGGCGGGTTTCCTGCATTTCGAGCGAGTAGGGCTGGTTTTCTTCATCGGTGGAGCGGCGGACGTAGATCCCGACACGGATTTCGTCGACCGGATCAAGAGGCGCCGCTGCCTTTACCATCTTCTTTCTGACACGACTTGCCAAATTTAGCCCCCAGGTTGTAACCCCGGGTTCAGTGGCGCGGAATGTGCGCACCATTGAACCCGGGGAGTTTGGAATAGGGTCATGGGCTCATTCTAGCAACCTCTGGATACTATTCCTCTCGGTCTTTGTGCTGTTGGTTGTGTCGGTGTTCGTCCCATTTCGAAATGAGTGTGGCGATGGTCGTGATGGCCTGGGCGTGTTGTTGGGCGGTGAGCGGCTGGGTTTCGATGTGGTCCACGATGACGTGTCGGGTGTTGCGTCCAGCCGAGTTGGTGGGCAGGGTCGGGCCTCCTCCGAACGATCCGACGCAGAGGCCGGTCAGTTGGTGTTGTGGTCGGCGGCCGAGGCTGCGGTGAGGGTGTGGCCCTCGCGGTCGTGGGGGTCAATGACCGGGGTGACTTTCGGCTCGGTGCTGACGACGATGCCGAAGGAGGCGAGCAAGGCTAAGACGGCCGTGATGATGCCGGTGATGGCGTCGCCCTGGCCGCCGGTGAGCAGGCCCGGAACCGGCGAGGCCGGACACCAGTGCGGTGAGGCCGCCGATGATGGAGGCGGCGGTGCGCAGTGGTCGGGGACGGGGTGTGGTCATGGTGTAGGTCTTCTTCCTGGGTGGGAGCGCGTCGAGGTAGGTGTAGAGCCGGACGAAGGCCCTCGCGCCGGCGCTGGCGAGCCAGCCGACGAGCACTAGGGCGTAGAACCACAGCGCCGCCTGTGCAGCGGCGGGGTCGGTCGCGGGCATGAGTGGCCAATGCGGTGTGCGGTGGCGATACTGGGCGTGTGGCGCGACGCTCGACGAGACCGGCCGTGGTGGCGGGTGTGGTGTGTGCGAGTGTCTCTGCTTGGTCGCAGGTGCTCGCTGGCTTTGATTTCCCGCTGTGGCTTCAGCTCGTATTCACGGCCGTGACAGGTGCGACGGCCGGTGTGGTTGCGATAGGGGCGTCTCGGGGCACTGGGCCTCTTCAAAAAAGCTGGCAACAAAGTTGCAACTTTGTGTTCTATGGTTGGGTCAGAGAGGCCCGCAGCTAGGGCAGGTGCAGGACTTGTCCAGGAAAGATCTTGTTGGCATTGGGGATGTTGTTGATCTGCTGGAGGATGCGCCAGGTGGTGCCGTGTCGAGCGGCGATGCCGGAGAGGGTGTCGCCACGCACGACGGTGTAGGTCCGGGCAGCTGGTGGCGCGTCGCCTCGGATCTTGAGGACCTGGCCGGGGAAGATGCGGTTGGCGTCGGGGATGCCGTTGATGCGCTGCAATTCCTGCCAGGTGGTGCCGAACCTCTGCGCGATGCCGGACAGGGTGTCACCGGCTACGACGGTGTAGGTGTCGCCGCCCGGTGCGGGCGGGGGTGGTGGTGCGTTGGTTCCGCCGAGGGTGAGTGTGTCGAGGGTGTAGGTGCCGATGGTGGCGTTGCGGTCGACATTGCCGGGGATGCCAGGCACGCGGCCGGTGCTGGTGTGCTGGTGCAGCGCGAGGCGGGGGTGTGTCCATCCGGGGTTGCCGGGGTCGCCGTTGTAGCGGGCGATCCAGAGGTACACGTTGTCGTCGGCCCACTGGTCGGGGTGAAGGACATTGCGGTACCAGTCGAGGTTGGCGTAGACGAGGATCTTGGACTGTCCCGTGGCGATGCGGTAGCGGCGGATGAACGCGCGCACGAACGCGTCGGCGTTGCCGCGTAGTTCCGCGGCTTCCATGTCGAGCATCGGCGCCAGTGACCCGGCGTCGAGCAGGCCGTGACGCTTGAGGTTGTCGGTGAACCGGTCGGCCTGCGCGTCCACATCGAGATTGCGGGCAAAGTGGTAACCGCCAGGCCGGATGCCCGCTGCGCGTGCTCCGGCGATGTGGCCGCCGGCCGCCGGGTCGACCATGATCGTGGACTCAGTGAGCTTGATGGATGCGTAGGTGATGTTGTTGCCGCGTACCGCGTTCCAGTCGTTGACGCGGTTCCAGTGGGATACGTCGATGCCGTAGTCGGTCAGGGTCTTGTCCTTTCTTGGGCATGCCGAGGACCGGTCACGGCGTGATGGCGCCGGGCCGGTCGGGGCGTGCATGGGGTTAGAGGCGGCGGCGGGCTGCTGCCGCGTCGTCTTGGGCTGCGCGGCGTAGGTCGCGCTCGTGGTCGAGCTCGGTTTCCAGCTCTGCCAAACGGTCTTCCAGTGTGGACAGTCGAGTGCGCAGGCTGGTGAGATCTTCCTTGTGTGCCTTGCGGAGGGCGGTGAGTTCGGCGGCGTGCTCGTTGTCGCGTTGCCGCATTGCGCGCTGGTAGGTGGTGCGGTCGCGGTGGTTGGCGATGAGCAGGTAGCCGATGACCACGACCAGTGTTCCGAGAATCCCGAATCCGGTCACGTCCATGCAGGGAGTCACCTCCTCACGATTCGCTCGATGGGACCGCGAGAATCGAGACGTCACCCGGACAGGCGGCGGGCGCGGATGGTGAGGGTGTCGGCCAGGCCGCTGGTGTCAGACAAGGTGCGTCGGATGCCGATGACGGAGCCTTGGATGGGTCCGCCGAGGCCGTCGGGGTCGTGCAGGGTGACTAGGTCGGCGAGTTGGGTGCGGGGGTCGCCGGTGACGGGGATGTCGTCGAGTACCGGGACGGGGTTGGCGAGGTCGGCCAGCAGCAGCGCGGAGACGGTGTCGGCGGTGTCGATGCGTTGCCGGAATGGGTTGTCCGGCAACGTCAGCACACGGCTGCCCCAGGTTGTGGCCGAGGCCGGGTTGGTGCGGGAGTGTTGGATCGGTGGGATCTCGATGCTGTCGATGCCCGCGACGCGCAGCGCGGGTCGGGTACCGGTCGCGAACATGATGGGGAGGGTGCTGGTGTTGCGGATACGCAGGTAGAAGCTGTATTCGTCGTCTTCGTGTTCCACGGTGATGAACACGCCGGATGGGATGTAGGACCCGGCGGTGGAAATGGGGCAGAACCCGCTGGCTGGTGCGGTGTCGGTCCAGTTCGCGATGGGCACATTGGTCAGGGTGGCGTAGGAGGTTTTGACCCGGTGCGGCATCGTGACCAGGACCCTGACGGTGGTGTTCTCCGCGACGATGTATTCGTCGGGGGCGGTGGTCTGCCACACGGTGACGGGGCTGCTGACCTCCAGGCGCGGAGTGATCGCGGCGGTGATCTGGTTGCGGACACTGTCGATACTGGTCGACACCCGCAGGTCGGCCAGTGAGACCGCAGCGGTGAGCGTGCGCCCGACAGCAGCGGTATCCGTCGCTGTTTGTGCGGATGTCCTGGTGCGGAAGAAGAACCGACCGATCTCGTTGAACCCGACCAGGCCGTATTCGGCGGCGACGGCTTGCCGGATGATGTCCCAGGAGTCGGCGTTGTGCACGTCGGGCAGGCCGGTCAGCCAGTTCAGGCCGGTGTCCAGGTCGGCCTGGGATGTGTGCACGGCGCCCCAGTTCGCGGGCGGGCCGGTGGGTGGCCCGGTGCTGATCTGCAGGCACTGCACGGGAAGCGACAGTGCGACTTTGACTTCGGCGCGGGGATTGGCGTCGAAGCTGACCAGCGCGTTGCCTTGTGCGGTCTGGATCGGTGTGGTGACGCCGTCGAGTTGCCAGGCGTAGGTGATGATCCGGCTCTGCTGGTTGACCCACAGCCACAACCCGACCGAATGCCACGCGGCGGGACCGGTGATGCTCGGGCCGCTAAAGGAGCCTTGCACGCTGGTGGTGGTGTAGATCCGGCCCAGGAGTTGCCCGGTGGGGCTGATGGCGATCTCGACCGAGTGCCCGGCTCCGGTGGCGAACCGGGACCTTACGGTGAGCAGGCTTCCATTCGAGCGCGCATGAAAGGTGTTGCTGCCACCGGCTTTGACCAGGAGTTCGAGCGTGTGCGGGGTGCGCATGTCGTAGCCGGACACGGCAGAGTTGTAGGTGGCCTCCGCGTAGAGGTCCGGTCCGCCGTTGGCGGCCAGCCCGTAGCGGCCGGGAACAAACAACGGGGTGTCGGGCGCGACGAACGACTCGGCCGCCAACTGGGCGTTGTTGCCGATGTCGGGGGCGAGTGAACCGTGTCCTGTCACAGCCCAGATCGTGGTCGGGCGTGGTGGCGGGCTGAAGTAGATGCCGTTGCGCCGCAAGCAAAAGTCCACGAGCCATTGGGTGTTGGTATAGGCGTGATATCTGGTCGTGTAGCTGTAGTAGGTATCGACGCGTTCGGCGTACAACGGCAACGTGACCGGGGCGCGCAGCTGTTCGGCCGGGTCGAGTGCTTCCAGCTCCACGGTGCGGGTCGCCGAGGTGACGTCCAGGCGCCGGACGGTGCCGGTGAACTGCCGCAGCATCCGTTCCCCGGCTGGCGTGGTGAGCCCGAGGTCACAGCGGACCGGGACGTCCACGATGGGTTTGCCGAACAGCGGGCTGTCGGCCCGGATCGGCGAGAGCATGCGGGCGACGTCGCGCGGGTCGTCCGGGCGGTGTCCGGAGACGCGGGCGGTGAGTTTCGCGGTGGCGTAGCCCTCGATCAGCGTGGTCTCTGGCGGGAGGTCCCCGGTCAACGCGCGTTCGACACTGATCTCATCCACCACAGTGGACAGGTCAGTGAGGGGGTGGTCGAAGGACTGGTCACGGTCCCAGTCAGCCAGCAACCGCACTCGCGGTGCGCGTTCGGGCGCCTCGACGGCGGCGGCCAGGTCGAGATCGTCGGGGGCCTGCATTAGACCTCCAGCAGGGTCGCGGTGGTGGCATACGAGCCAGGCACGGGATAAGCGACGCGCAGGGATTCCACGATCACCACGGCGGTCCCGCCGCCCGGCCGCCACGGGGACGGCATGCTTCCGGGCTGGATCTGCCACGCGCCCGTGGTGATCACGGTGGACGTGTCGGCTGGCGCGGTGATCGCGACGCGACACGCGGCCACCCCAGATGCCGGCGTCACCACCAGACTGGCCCGAGTTCCCGCCGTGCCGGGCAGGATCGGCGGACTGTCTATGACGGACACGGGGATGCCGCTGGGATTCTGGGTGGTGACGGTCAGCCGGACCGGCCGCGCACCGGCCACGAACACCGAGAACGTGACCGGCAACAGATCAGGCACGGGGACATGCCCACTCGCTTCCAACCGTCCACCTTCAGCGGGCACGCTCCAGGAGATCCCGCCATCCACCGGAGCACCTGCCCGGATACTGGGCGACCAGGCCAGGGTTCCGGCAGTGGCAGTGAACCCGTCGGTGCTGTGGTGCGCCGACCCCGCCGAGGCAGCCTGGACGCCCAACTGGTTGACCCGTTGCGGGTCGACCAGCCACACCGGACCGGTGATCAACCCGAGGTGCAGGGCATCGAGGTAGGCGTGGGTGTCCGGATCGAGGTAGGGCCAGGTCAATGACCAGGTCCGTTTGATCCCCAGCCGATCCACCGTCGGTCGCCCCGACAGCGAGCGGTGGACGGTGCCGAACCGGGTGCTGGTGGCTTCCGGTCCGGCACCCAGGGATGGGGAGGGCAAGGCCCGCAACGCCCCGATGGGGCCGAGCCAGAACACTGACACAGACATCACCTCACCTTCGGGCGTTGCGGGCGTTGACGGTGTTGACCAGCCGGGCCACTCCGGCGCCGTCAACCTGCAGGCGGGCGCCGTCCAACGCGGCCAGGACCCCGGCGGTGACCGCGTCGGCCAGCAGGGCCGGATCGGTTCCCGGACCCGTGATCGCGCCTGGCGTGCCTGGTTGCGGCCCGGTGGTGCCGAAGCCGGAACTGGTGGCGGGCTGGGCGGTGTCTGGCAGGGTGGTGGTGAGGTTGGTCAGGTAGTCGCGGATCGCGGGTTCCTCGTCCCGCAGACCCGTGAGCAGACCGCGCATGATCAACCGGCCGTTGGGGGCCAGCAGGACGCGGTCGCGGGCGGGTGGGCCTTTCCAGTCGGTGATCCAGTCGGTCAGCTCGCCGAGCTTGTCTCGCACCCAGCGGAACCCGGCGGTGATGCCGTCGACCAGGCCCCGGATGATGTTCTTTCCGGCTTCCAGCAACAGCGAGCCGAGATCACCGAGGGCACCCAGGATCCTTCCCGGGATACCGGCGAAGAACCCGACCAGGCCGCCGATGGCGTCGGCGGCTCCTTGGAGGATGCCGCCGAAGATCCCGGACACGAAGTCCTTGATTCCGGTCCAGACGCGTGACCAGTCGCCGGAGATCACGCCCATGACGATGTCGATGACGCCTTTGATCGCCTGCATGGCGCCGCCGATGATCTTGCCGATACCGGTGAACACGTCGGTGACCACGGTCAGCAGGTCACCGATGATCGGGATCAGGAACTCTGCCAACTGGATGATGAACGGCGCGACCGCCGTCACCAGCGACGCGAACGTGCCCGCCACGCCTGTGATCACCGGGGCCAACGCCACAACCAGCCCCGTCAACGGGGGCAGCAGCGTGGAGATCAGTTCCAGCAGCGGCGGCAACAACGGCAACAACGCCGCCACCACGGACAGGAACGCTTCCGCCAGGGGCGGGATGATCGGGACCAGGCTGGTGATCGCCTGCGCCAGGATCTGCCCCAGCAGGGCGCCGACCTGCGCGAGGACCGGCGCGGCAGCCGAGAGCGCCTGGGAGACCACCCCAGCCAGCTGGGTGATCACCTGGACGATCACCGGCAGGACCGGCAACAAGGGCTGTAGCGCGGCCAGGAACACCTGACTGAACACCTGCGCCAACTGGCCGAGGACCGGCAGCACGGCCGAGAGGGCTTGCAGAAAGGCCCCGCCCAGTTGGGTGATGATCGGTGTCAGCGCGGTCAGCAACTGCGCCAAGATCGGGCCGACCGTGCGGAACGCCTCGGCCAGCAACTGACCAAACTGGACAATCAGCGGCGCGGCAGCCTTCGCCAGTTCCTGCAACGCCGGGGCCACGGCGCGGATCGCCTCGCCGATCGCGCCACCAAGTAGCCCGGCAACCTCCGACAGCGCGGGCGCCAACGCCTGCACGATGGGCGCCAGCGCTTGCACCGCGGGCACGAGAACAGCCGCGAATCCTTGCGCCACCGAGCCGAGGACCGGGGCCAGGGCGGCGATGATCTGCCCCAACGGGGCGATGGCGGGCGCCAGCGATCCCAGCGCCTGGCCGAGCATCGGGCCGAGCTGGGCGATCGCCGGAGCGATCGAGTTGACCAGCAGCGGCCCGAGCTCGGCGAAGACCGGGCGCAGGCCTTCGCCGATCGCCCGCAGCCCGCCGAAGATCTGCTGGAGCGCGCCCAGCCCCTCGGCGGACCGCAGGAACGCCAGGACGCTTCCGGTGACCGCGCTGAGCGTGGACAGCAGGGACGCGCCGCCGGCGTCGGCGGCGGCGAACACGGTCGTGACGATCCGGGCGAGGTTGCCCAGGATCGTGAACAGCTCGCCCAGCGCTGAGAGCCCTTGGGAGATCCATTCCTTCAGTTGCCCGGTTTCCCGCGCGTGGGCGATGAACGCGGCGAACCGCTGCGCGCTTTCGCCGATGCTGGCGGCGAACCCGGGCAGGAACCCTGACCCGACGGCCGCGATGTCCCGTAACGCGCGCAGGAAGGGCTGGACCGCTTGGGACAGCGAGCCCATCGAAGTCGCAGAATTGTCCAGAATGGTCCGCAGGTCCGCGACGGTCTGGGATTCGCGGGCGAACGCCCCAAACCCTTGGGCACCGGCGTTGAGGCTCTCGGCCATCTCGCCCAGCCCGGTGCGCAACACCGGCAGGTAGAGCGCGCCGAGGTCCCGGACTTGCGTGCCCAGACCAGCGAACAGCCGCTGCTGCACATCCAGCCGCAGCTCGCTCCAGGCAGGCGCCAGCGAGCGCACCGCGAGCGCGGTGTCTCGCGCTGCGGGCGCGAGTTTCCCGATGGCTTCGGCGAACTTCGCCGGGTCTGATTCCTTGAGGGCCTCGGAGAAGCCCCGCATGCCGAGTTTCGCTGTGTTGATCGCCACGGCCGCCGCGATGCCCGCAGCAGGGATCAGCAACAGCGACCCAGACGCGGTGACCGCCGCACTGCCGACCGCACTCAACGCTGCGACGGCCTGCCCGATACCGGCGGCCAAGACCGCGTACTTCAGCGTCGCGGCGCCCACCGTGGCCGCCATGCGGGTAAACCCGAGCGCGGCCGTACCGGTCGCACCCGACACCGCGCCGAGCACGCCCGCGATCTGGGAGAACGCCGAGCGGTCAGCGTTGACCTTGACGTCCACCGACTTGCCAGACAGGCGCCGCAACAGCCGCTGAAACTGGGTTTCCGCAGGAATCGCGTCCAACTCGGCCAACAGCCGGATCGCGGTCTGGTCACCCTCCCGCGCCGCCACCCGCAACTGCTCACGCAGCAGCGCGGTCTGGACCTGCGCAGTCAACGAGATCGCGGGCGCCGTGCGTTCGGAGTCGCGGATCTGGTCACGTAGATGACGGCCAAGCCCTTGCAGGCTCGGCATGATCTTCAAGTACGCGTGACCGACGGTGGTGGTGATGGCGACCACCATCCGTGTAAACCTTTATTGACTACGGCATAGCCAGAAGATCTGTCCTTTATGGATTAGTCATGGCCGTGAAGGGTGAGTAGCTGCTAGGGATCTTCTCCAGCGATCTGTTGCGGCAGACCGGACAGCGCATGCTCCATTCGATGGAAAGCCGTACAAGTAAGGCTTCACGGCGTTAGGTGTTCTCTATCTTCTTGCGAGGCGGCAGGTTCGGTCTGCCGGGGAAACCAGTTCCTTACGAGAGGATTTGGATGAACAGGCTCAAGCTCCTTGCCTTCGCGGTGCTTGCCGCACTCGGGCTTCTCGCTTCGCTGAACTCGGTCGCGACGGCCGACGTGGCGACAACGAAGACCAGTACAGCAGACGTTTCCGTGCAAGTAGTAAGGACGCTGTGCTACGCCAACGACGTCGACGTGCGTTACGTCCCTGGCGGCTCACCCACCGGACGACTCGTGTACCGCTACCAGACGGTCAACGTCGTCGACTACCGCGACGGGGTCTGGTGGCAGATCAACTCTCCGTATTCCGGGTACGTTCTCGCGCAGTACTTCTGCTGATCCGGTCGTTCGGCAGCGAATCCGCTTAGAGCCGAACGGAATTCTGATCGCGGCGGCGCAACTTCTACAGTCCTGATGAGGGATGCCTGAGCCGTGGCCACGCATATTCGCACGTCGCGCAGCGGCTACAAGGTAAGCGACGTCCTTGCGGTCCTACTGAACGGGACCGCAACCAAGGTGCCGCCGTTCTCAGTCGCAACATCGTGCATAGAGCCCGGCCGAACAGGCGGCCGGGCTCGCGGCTTAACGGTCGAACGTGATCTACAGCAGCGGTACATGCCTAGAACTCTTGGCCGTTGTGCATCATCCGTGCCATCTCGCGAAGGCTCTTGGTTTCTGGCCCCGGAGGATCACCCCCGCTCACGGCAGGCCGGTCACTGTGGCCGGTCAGCGCGTCGAGCGGACTGGCCAGCTGCTGTTCGGTCGGGTTGTGCCCGAACGCGGCGGCCACGGTCGCCCACAACAGGGTCACCCGCCGTTCCAGCGCGACGAGGAGGTAGTCCGTGCGTGGCCAGCCGGCCTGCGGCCCGGCCGTGCGCCATACCGCCGCGTCGTCGGGCAGGTGCTCGACCAGGGCGCAGACCCGCCGGAAGGACAATCGGCCCCGGTAGAGGTCGAGCAGATCCACCCCGTAGGCGAGGAAATCGACTTCCAGCGCGGCGGCCGTGGTCTCGTCGCCCACCAGGCGGGCGACCGTTAGGGATTTCCCCGGCCCAGCTCCTTCATCACCTGTGCGGAGAAGTCCTCGGCGTCGGCCGCCGTGGCGGCCGAGGTCCGGAATGTCGCGTACTGTTCGGCGCCGAGGATGAGCTTGAGCGCGGTCAGGTGCTTGCCGTCCTCCTCGGCTTCCAGGGCTTCCAGCGGCATCGCGGCGGGGGTGGGCAGTGTGAACCGCTTGCCCCGCCACATCACCGCTGGACCATGTGCGGTGGCGGGTTTGCGGGTTGCTTCGGCGCGTTGGCTGGTGCTCACTCGGGTTTCTCCTTTGCAGTTCGGGTGTCGTCTGCCGTGAGCGCGGGCGGGGTGGCCAGCACGGCGGGGTCGTCGGTAAGCCACACGCCCAGCATGGTGGACCCGCCGACGGGCGCGAGTGCCGCGAAGGTCATGCCCCACCGGTTTTCCTGGGCGCGGGACCACTGGGCGTCCTCGGTTTCCGAGACTTCCGCGCGGGGCAGGTAGAGCCGGTGGTGGTAGATCTCGGTGTCGCTGATGAAGTCCGTCCAGTCCACGCACAACGCGCGGACGTCGCTGCGGGGGACGCTGGAGATCTCGGCGCGGTACTTCTTGCTGCCCTGTGCGGTTTCGGTGAAGGTCATGCCGCCGAAATAGACGCCCAGCACAGCCGCTTTGGACTCCTGGAACGTCGAGGCCACGGTCAACTCTTGACCTTGGTAGATGTAGCGCGCCGGAGTGAGTTGCTGCCAATGCTCGGTGCCTTGCTTGTCCACCGACCGTCGCACGGTCACGCCGTCCGACGTGGACAGTCCAAGGCCGGTCCATGCGGCCGGTAGTGGGGTGGTGGCGTCTGTGGGTTCCGGGGTGCCTGCTTTGGCCAGGGAGATTTCGCCGGTTCCGGCGACACGCACAAGGGCACTGTTGAGTGCCATAAGACTGATGACCTCCAAAGGGGTGCATTCGGGAGGTCAGACCCCTGCGAGGAGGCATGAACCTCCCAGCGCGGACTAGGCAACGATCACAACACGCGCCGCTGCGGCCACGGCCAGGCGCGCGATAGTGTGATTCCCGCAGTGACCGCGGGCGGCAAATGTTCCGATCCCGGCCGTGACCATCGCGGTAATGGTCGGGGGTGAATGCGGGAAAGGGCTGCCGTGGACGACGCGGGAACAGAACTGAGATGGACCGTGGAACCGGGTGACACGGTCACGGTGGTGCACGTCCTCGGTGATATCGATCTCTCTACCGAACACGAGTTCGCCAAGGCTGTGCGGGACGGGCTGGACAGGCCGTCACCGGTCGTGGTGTTCGATCTGGCCGGGATTGCCTTTATGGGATCTGTCGGGCTGCGGGTGCTGATCGACGCCCATCACGAAGCGCACGAGGCCGGACGCGTGGTGCGGATTGTCGACGGGTCCGCGTTCGTGCGGCGCATCATGGAGGTGACCGGGCTCGGCGAGGTGCTCTCGGTACACCACACGCTGGACGAGGCCCGGTCCGCGTAGGTGGCGGCCGGTCGGCTCACGCGTACCGGGGAGGTGTCCGGGCGAGTACCGCAACCGTGGCGGTTGCCAGCGGTTTGTCCGTGTAGGGGTCGGTAGCGCTGATCGGCCCGGTGACGGGCTCGGCGGTCCACGGCTGGGATAGGGCTGGGTGACAGAGCAGGCCCAGGGCAAGCCCGGCGAGGGCTTTGCTGCTGTGCGGGGTGCGGTGCCAGCAGGTCAGCCGAATAACCACCCGCTGTACAGCGGGCCAGGCCCAGGTATGCCCGTCCTCGGCGACCAGCAGCCACGGCAGGGACGGCGGACCGCCGTTCACGCCGCGTCCGGTCTCGGTCGACACCTTCACCCCAGCGGCGACCGATTCGGGACGCCCGGACAGCAGCCGCCGCAACGCGCGCACCACCAGCTCGGTCACGTCGACCGGGACCGCCACGCTCACGGGTCGGCCTCGTCCAGGCCGTGCACGTCCAACCCGGCCGCTGTGGCGGCGCGCTTGAGCACCCCGTGGTGGGCCTCCATGCCGACCCCAGCCGGATGACGGATCGCGACCGTGGAACCGGCCCGGTTACGGCCGGGATCGCTGAACGCCTCGATCGGCAGGAGGTCGCCGGAGGTCACCCGGTGGCCTTGGGCGCGGGCAGCTTCGGCGACCTGTTCGGCGAGCTGGTGTACCGCTTCGGTGATCTCGGGCGAGGACAGGATCTCGGCGACCCCGGCCCGGTCGATCTCGACCCCGTCGAATGCTGACATGTCGTTATCCCTCCACGGTGGTCAGTGTGGCTTCGTAGTGGACGTGTCCGAACCGGGGCGACCAGCGCGCCGGTTCGCCGTTGACCTCCAGGACACGGCCGTTCCACTCGACCCGCTCCCGCGCACTGATGGGCTGGACGGTGAACAGCCGCCAGGACGTGGTGACCGGTACTCGACCGGGCTGCGGGTCTTCGGTCGAGGCGGCGGGTTGCAGCAGGCCCCACAGGGTGCGGCGGGGCGCGGCCGGGCCGTAGTCCAGGGCCGGGGTGGGGTTGTCGTACTCGTCGGTCTGTTCGGCCGGAGTGATCACGATCAGCCGGTGCGGCAACTGCATCAGCCATCACCTCCAGCCGGTGGTGTTGGTGGGACGGTCCAGATCGAGAACGCGCCCCGAGGCTCCGGAGGAGGCGCGCGGAGCAGATCCAGTTCGTCGTCCGTGAGGTACAGCCCGCCGCCCTCGTGCGCGGCCGTGCGGGAGTGACCGCCGATCGTCTCGGACTTGTTGCCATCCGCTGGGGACGCCAACGCCCGCAACACGGCCGTGCAGATCACGCCCACCGCCGTAGCCGGCGGCGGCTGCGGCAGATCCGGCACCTTCGAAAACGCGATCGCTGACGCATCCAAGATCAACACCGTGGCGCGGGCACGTTCGGCCTCGGTCAAGGGCTGTGGAGCACGGTCTTGGACATCGCTGACAGTCGCCAACGGGGCTGGTGAGGACATGTGACACCCCACGCGACCTGTCGGCTAAGCTCATGTCAGGATGCACGGATTGGCGTTAGAACGCCGACCGATGTTGGTGCCCGGAACGCCAACCCCTACTAGAGCATCACCATTTGCTTGGCGACAACTGAACACCACACAACGAACCAGATCGACGAGACCGGGACCGTCGGCGATGAATGGCGGTTGTGAATGGAGTTCTTGTCAGTGCTGGCGATACCGGCGGTTGCTGCTGTTCTCGGGGTCGTGGTGTGCTTCATTGTGGCGATGCCGGTCTGTCTCTACATCGCCAAGAAGCGCGGAGCCGAGGGGCTGCGGGCGTTCTCCGAGGTGATCCGTGCGTTCTGGGGCAAGAAGCGGTGACGGCTACTCGGCGTTGGCATCCTTGGCCGGACGGCCGCCTGCGGCGCGCACCCCCATATCCGATGGAAGCGCCTTCAACGCGTCGATGGTCGGCTTCGCGGTCACCTCCGCCTCACCATCCACAAAGGTCACGTCGAGGTCATGGACGACGAGTTGGGGGTAGCGGGTGCTGGTGAACTTCATCAGGCACCCCCGGTGGCGGTGGTGGTCAGTCCGGTGATCTTGCCGTGGGCGACTTCCGGGCCGTACTCCAGCGAGATTTCCCCGTAGATCTGGGCTTTGTCGGATGCGCCGGTTTTGCCGAGGGGTTCGGAGAACAGGAATCCGCGTCCGGGGGTTTCCAGCAGGACTGGGGCGCATTGGTCGAGGCTGGCGACCTGGACGGTGTCGGCGGGCATGTAGCGGTTGAGCATGATGCCCAGCCGTCCGAAGTCGGTTTCGATGGTGGTGACGGTGACGCCTGCGATGTTGCGGGATTCCTCGCGGTAGTTCTTCTTGGTGATGAACTCGTTGGTGAGCACGCGTTTCTGCCAGGCGTTGCACATCAGCGCGGCGGTCTCTGAGATCTGGATGCCGCCGTTCTCCCAGACCTTCTGCAACAGGTCGAGGACCATTCTCTCGGTCAGCGGCGCGGGTTGGGCGTTGGTGATGACGTTGGTCTTGGTGGCCTCGATGATGCCCTTGGTCTTGCGCACGGTGGAGTTGTCGGTGGGTTCCTGCATCTTGCCGACCAGGAAACCGACCTCGACGTCCCGGGCGATCTGTACCAGGGACTGTCGGGTCTGCCAGTCCATCTCGTTGCCGACCGCATTCGCGCCGCCGATGCTGGCAGCGTTGGGGTTGGGCGACCCGGTTCCGGCGAACATGGTCTGGGTGGCTTGGCGGGTGTAGGTGACGCCGACGGTTTCCTGGTGGATTTCCAGGACGTTGCGGTCCTGGCCCCGCACCCGGGATTCGGCGTTGGGGGCGTCGGCGCCTTCGGGGCGTTGGCGGTTGGGGTCGGGTGGGCGCAGGTCGTAGACGCTCCAGGTGTGCACGATCCCGTTGGCGCGTTTGCCGCCGGTGAGGCCGCCGATGGCGGACAGGAACGGGGTGTCGGTGGGGGTGAGGGCGAACAGTTCGCCGACGAAGTTGGGGCTGTTGTAGGTGTTGGCGATCGCGGCCACACCAGGCATAGGGACTCCTAACAGGACAAGGGAAACAGGGACGGGTTAGCGCTGTTGGCTGGCTTGCTGCGCCAGGCGCTGGTTCTTCAAGGAGATCGCGGTGGCCCAGTCGCCGTTCTTCTCGGCCTCGGCGATCTGTGTATCGATCCCAGCTGGGCCGTTGGTGCGGGCGCCCTGGGACAGGTCCGGCGCGGGTCGTCGCACACCCGGGGTGTCGGTGCGGGCCAGATGTGGACGTGCCAGCAGCACCGCCGCCAGGTCCGTAGTGATCGCTGCGGTGTCGATGACACCGTCGGGGGTGACGTATTTGTCGCGGTCGTCGAGGTAGCGCGGGGCGTCGGTCGGGTCGGCCCAGCCGGCCGCGGCTGCGCGGATCTCGGCGTCCACCGCCAGGCGCCGCAGCGTGGTGACCTGCTGTTCGGCGGCCTCGGCCCTGGCGACCGCTTTCTCGGTGTCCGACAGTTGCGCGGCCTGGTGGTCGTCGTACTTCGCGGCTTTGTCGGCGTGGTCGCGGGCGGTCTGCTCGGCGGTGGTCAGCCGGGTCTGGGTCTGCTCGTAGAGCGCTTTGTAGTCCACCGCAGACGGTTCACCGGTCGGCGCCGGATCGGCAGGCGGCGGGGTTGGCTGCTCGGGTGGCACGGTTGAGGACTGCGAGTGTGGGGCGGGAATCTGTTCGTCGGACACGGGTAACTGAAACCCCTTTCGTGGAGTGGGAGTGGCGGGTCAGCGCAGGTAGCCGAACCGGCGCAACAGCTCCGCCAGCTCGGTTTCGTCGCGTGCGGTGTTAACCAGTTGGGCTGCGGTCGGCCGGGCGGTGCGGGTGGAGCGGTAGCGGTCGCCGGGTGGGCGGGCCAGCTGACCCATCTGTCGGCCTGCGCCGCGCACGGTGGTGGAGTCGCGGGTGTACTCGTGTCCGCCCGCGACATACAGCGCACCCGGGCGGCGGGCGTTGACCACGCGGGAGATGTCCGCTCCGGCCCGGATCGCCGCCGCATCGTCCGCGCCGAACGCTTTGTTCTGTTGCGCGCGGGTCATCGCGGCGAACAGGGCACGAGGGTTGTTGTCCCGGTGGGACTCCCACTGTGTGCGGGTGACTGGTCGCATGCCGCAGTCACACTGCGGATGCCGGTCAAACCCGGTCGTGTACCGGTACAAGCGACCGGCCAGCAGGATGCACCGCCCGCAGGCCGGGAGGTGCACGGTCCGCTCGTAGCCCACGATCCGTGGGTCGGCCACTGAGGCGGCGGTGACTGCCAGCCGGGACGTGTCGCTGATCTCTGTGGTGGCGTATTTCAGGAGGCGGGATAGGCCCATCGTGCGGGCCTCGCTGGCGGGCACACCCACAGCGAGGGCACGGCGGTAGTGGCCGAAGGCGAGATCGAACAGCGCGGCCAGCGGCAGGCCGTTCGCCGCGTAGCCGGCGAATGCCCGAGCCACCACCACGGCCGCGACCGGGGCAGCTAGCAGGCCAGCGGCCAGCAGGACTGCCGCTACATACACCGGAGCCAGCGACGCTGTCTCCACCTGGGCTTGCTCCACTGCCGCGACCGTCTGGGGGCGGACCTGCTCGGTCCACGATCCCACCGGGTCGGCTGGGTCGAGTTCGGCCCACGCGGCTTGGGTCTGGTTGGCGGCCTGGCGCACCAGCTGCTGGTGCGCCAGGTAGAACTCGGCTTCCGCCTGGCCGGGGGCGGTCACGCGATCGAGCGCCCAGCGAGGGCGGGTTCACGGAACTGCACCCTCAGCGGACGCCCCGCCTGCCCGCGTTGGCGGGGCGCATCGTCGGTTGCGGGCTCAGTCGGGACGGGCTCGGGCGGGTCGGTGGGTTTCGGGCCATATTCGGCGGCCAGGTCACCGCCCGCGACCCGCGCGTAGGCTTCCTGGTCCTCGGCTTCCATGTCCCGGATCTGCGCATCCGAGTACCCCAACGCCCGGCGAGATGCCCGGCGCGGCAACAGCTTGTCCGCGCTGTAGAGCTTCACCACCCCATCGGCCTGAGCGGCAAATGTAGGCGTCGCGGCGTCCACCCACTGGGTTTCCACCCGTAACGCCTCATCCGGCACCCGACCGTCACGGACGTGCACAATTCGCTGTGCCACCTGGTTCCAACTGTCGCCGAAGGACCGCTGGCGGCGTTCTGCGCGTTTGATGTGGCGGGCCTCGGAGGAGCGGATGCCTTCCGCGCTGGCCGGGTTCTCCGTGGCATAGCCCAGAAAGTGCGGTGGTAGACCGGAGATCGAGGCCACCAGGCGGGCTAGGGCGTTGAGGGTGTTGTGGAAGTTCGACAGATCCGCTTCCGGGAACTGCCCGACCGCAACCCCGTCCTCTTTGGGCGACTTCGAGGATGCCCACAGCACACCCGCGACCGCTTCCCACGGCGTCAGCGCCCGGCCCTGTGCATCAACGAAGTCGTCCTTGTCGAACCCCAACGCGTACCGGCGCGGCATCGCGTGGAACTCCGCGGACACCATCATGTCGGTGGCGACTTTGTTCGCCGCGTCCGACAACGGCAGCACACTCGCCAGCTCGGACCGCCCCAGACGGGGAGGTGAGCTGCGGCGTCGGCGGATGCGCGGCCGGTTGATCAAGGGTACGACCGGGACCACGCCCATGCCGTGTTCGTCGCGGTCGGTCTCCTCCCACACCGCGCCGCCGTTGTCCGAGCTGTACCAGATCGTCTCGTCCGGTAGGTACAACGTGGCCCAGGCTTCCGAGAGGTCGCCGTCGCCGTCTTCGGCGTACTGCCGCTTGAGCGCTGCACGTACCTCACGGGTGCGCGGGTCGATATCCACGTGCACGTCGAACGGGGACTCGACCGTCACCAGCGGCATCGACGGCCGCTTCTCGTTGGTGCCAACGATGGCGAACGATCGACCGAGTACGAGCGCATCGATGTGGGCTTGTTCGGAGTGCAGGCCGAGCCGGTTGGCCTGCCAGATCTGCCACAACTCCCGGTCGGCCGCCTGCTCACCACCCAACCGGAACCCGGTGATGTCCAGCCGCTCGTCCAGGCTGTCCACTACCAACTCTGGCCAGTTGATCACTACCTGGCGGACGCGGTTGTCCAAGCGCCGCAACAACTCCGGATGCATGTAGGACAGCGGCTGTTCGCCTTCGTAGTAAGCGTCCAGCAGTTCCAGGTGCGGCAACTGCGCGTCGTGTTGGCGAGTGATGCGAGTGATCCACTGGGCTGGTGAGAGGTCGAGCGAGCTAAGCGCCACGAGTGCTCACCCCCGAGAACGGCAGTCAATCTCACGATGGCGCGTCCCGCGCCTCTACGGTGCTGACATGCAGTCAGGTCAAGTGTCCGTCTGGGTTCCGGTTGTTGTTGCGCTTCTGGCAGGCGTATTCGGTGTGGTCGGCGTCGTCATTGGTCAAATACTTAATGCTCGTCGCGAACGGACGCGAGAGGATGTCCGTTGGGAACGCGACCGTGAACAGCGAGAATTGGATCGCGTACACGACTACCGCAAGCACTGGCTGGACCAGCGAATCACGTTCTACAGCGAGCTTCTCGCTGAATGCGAAGCGTGGATGGAGTACATCACGCGCTTTCGTCGTCGACCCAAAGGAACCGTTGAACCGCAGTCAGATGATTTGGAGAAGCTGAAAGCCTTTGAGCTCAAACTGCGTCAACAGGAAGCGAAGTCCAAGCTCATAGGGTCTGATCTGATGGAACTGGCTATCATGAATTTCACGGTTTCGGTATATATGGCAAATGCCTACTTCTTGGAGCCAGAGATGCCTAATGAAGATCTCAACAAGTGGATCGATCTTGCGAGAGACCAGCTAAAGGAAGTCGTTCGGGTCTTCCGGCGTGACGTCGGCCTGGCTGTAGTGGATGGTGACGGGCAGCCAGATTCGTATAGGCGCCTTCCTCGTCAGATCAAACGAAGAGAAGGAAGTTCGAGCAGAAAGATGGCTAGCCCATCACCACCATCCGAGAAGACTTCTTCACCTTAGACCCGCGCAATCGCCATCCAGAGAACGCCATGGAGGCCGTGGGGACAGCGTCGATGCGCTTGCTGGTCTTGCGGCGTTCCGGCTTGTCGGGCCGAATTAGGTCCGGCTCGCCGGGCGGATGGCGGACTTCGACGGAGTCGAAGCAGAACTCGGCGACGGGATTGCCGTGGTGTGACCAGGCGCGGGAGCGGGTGAGGGTCATGAGTTCGGTCATGCCGTGGGTCATGCCTTTGTAGGTCTGCGGGACCGGGTACATCGATACGCCGGTTCGGCGTTCGAGGCGTTGCCGGACGGGTTCGCCGGACCATTCGTCATACGAGATGTCCGCAACGCGCAGCAGGCCGGTGTCGGTGGTGATGTCGTCCTCGATCACCTCGTAGTCGATGACTTCGCCGTCGGTGACGGTGATCCAGCCTTGCTCGGCCCACCGGGACACGCGGTTGTCGGTGCGTTCGTCCAGGAACGCGACTCCGGCTTCGGGTAGCCAGAACCGCCACAGTGCGGATGCGTGTCCGTCGATTCCGTCGGGCACGATCAGGCACCACGCGGTCAGGTCCAGTTTGGACGCCAGGTCGAGCCCGCCCCACGCCGGACGGCGAACCAACTGGTCCCGCAACCGCTCCGGCGCATTGGCGGTGGTGCCGGTGCAGGCGAGGTAGAGGTGCATTGGCATCCACCGTGTGACCTGCGAAACCCACTGGTTGAGCCGGTACTGGCGGAACGCGTTCTCTTTCGCCGGGTCGTTGCGGGCTTCCAGGGCTTCTTCCCGTAGTGCGGCCAGGGAGAGGAAGTCGCCGAGGGCGGGGTTGGAGTGGTACCAGTTCGCTTCGTCCCACGGGTCGGCGTCCTCGGGCAGGTTGCGCAGGTAGACGAACCGGTGTGGCGCCCGGTCGGGGTCGTCGGTGATTTTGACGCACTCGTCATGCTCGGCTTTGGCGAAGCTGGACGGGTCGTCGCCCGCGGTGGTGGCCGCCAGTAGCAACGGTTCGAGGCGGGTGCCCATGCCGGTGCGCATGGCGTTCCAGAAGTCCCCGTTGGGCTGGGTCAACACCTCGTCGAAGATCACGCACGACGGGTTGGAACCGAGGTTGCCCAGCGCGTCGGACGGCACAACTTGGTAGACGCTGTTGGTCTTCTCGTCCACGATCCGCGCGGCATGCTCGATCACCCGCAGCCGGCGGGCCAGCACCGGCGACAGCGCGACCATTCGGGCCGCGACCTTGAACACGAGCTTGGCCTGATCGAGGTCGCGGGCGCAACCGTAGACCTCCGCAGACTCCACCCCGTCGCCGCACAGCATGTACAGCGCGACGAACGCCAGGATCTCGGACTTGCCGTTCTTCCTGGCCAGCTCGATCCAGCCGATGCGGAACCGGCGCACATAGCACTCGGCCTCATCGTCCCAACGGACCTCGCCGAACAGCGGCCGGACGATGTCCTCGCGCTGCCACTTCGAGAGGATGAACGGTTTGCGTGCCCACCGGTCTTTGGTGTGGACACAGATCTCTTGGCAGAACGCCACCGCGTGATCGGCCCGCGGGGCACAGAAGTGGGTACCGCGCTTGCGGCACACCCGGCCGTCGAACGTCCGCCCACACACTGGCAGGGAGGGTTGTTTCGGCGGCCGGGTCGAGCGCCGGGAGGTCTTAGGAGAGGAGCCGTTCCGCGCCGCCGGTCGCGCCATCGGCCACCTCGGTCTTGATCCCCTGGCGGTCCGACGGCGTGAGCCCGAAACGCGCGGCGAACTGAAGGAACGTCCGCTCGGCCTCGGCCTGCACTTGAAGCGCGGGGTTCTTCATCAACCCCGACCCGCCCTGCACCAGCAGCGCCGAGCCGTTCACTAACTGGGTCGCCGACTTGTACCGGGCCAGGGCCTCACACACCACCAGGAACGCGTCCACGTCCCATGCGGTCAGCACTCCGCGCTCGATCAGGCCGGGCGCCAAACGGTCCCAGATCGACTGCGCGGCATCGGATGCCCAGTCGGGGCAAGCGATGTCCTGAGTTGGTGGGACCGGCTCGGTGTCGTTGATCCGGTCGTTGCGGTCGCCGTGCAGGATGCGCAGGCTGGTCGGTTTGGGCGCGGGTCCGCGTTTGCCCACGTCGACCACCCCCGGACGTGTACTCGAACGCCGCTGAGTGAGTGGTGGTGGACGCGGTGTTAGCATGCCTGCGTTGAGAGATGCTGTTTCTCACCGTGTGTCCGAGGGAACCGCCAAGGTCTCGGACGAGGTCCCGCACCCTACATCTCGGGGCTTCGGCGGTGCGTTGCGCAGGGATGGTGTCTCGGACTGAACTTCGCAGTACCGGGTTGACCGCACACAGTCCGGTGAAGGTAAGGACTCAACACAGCGCATATCGACGTGATCGCCGTGGCGGCGCAGCCGGGCGGATGACGAGCCGAGGTATGCCGTGATGTGGGTGTCGATCGCCGTTCTGGTTACCGTAGTGGTCTGTGTTGGCTTGTTCGTGTGGCTGATCAAGGACGGCCCCTTCCGGCGTGTGAAGGTCCGGGCCAAGGCTTGGAAGCTGTTGGATGTCGAGGTCGAGTTGGATCGGAACGAGCCGGATCCCCAGTAGCGGACCACGTTTCACAGTCTTCGCGCCCTGACATGCGGTCGTGCTCGGGTCAGCTGCCCGAGCTGCGGCCACGGCCGGAACTCGCGGACCGGCGGCTGAACGCCCGGCGGACGCCCGCGACCAGCCGGCCGAAACGCTGGCGCATAGTCGATCACTCCTTCCTTGTGTCGGTGCTGGGCATGGGGATGTCCAGCACGCGGGCGACGGCGTAGCCGTCGAGGTACTTGTCACCGACCGCCATCAAACCGGCCGCCTTCAGGAACGCTTCCTTGTCCTCGCGGGACTTGAAGCACAGGACGAACCAGTACTCGGAGTCGGTGGCCAGCCGGAACCGTTCGTCTTCCCGCTTGGTGCGGTCCCGGAACCCCTGCTGCACCGCGTCCAACTCAGCGGCCGAGTCGGTCGCCAGGTCGCCGGTGTACTCAACATCGGCCAGCGGGTCCGGTTCGGGTTCGGCGTTGAGCTGGGCCAGCAACTCCGCTTGCGAGGTCGGCCCGCTCATCACGGCGGCGGCCTGCAGCTGTGCCAGCAGGTCGTTGTTCGGGTCTGTGTCGCTGGCCGGGTCATCCGGTGAGGCCACGGCGGAACACCTCCAAGTCGGCGAGCGGGAACCAGTCCAAGATCCGCTGATAGTCGGCGGGGGCGTGCTGGCGGATCGGGTCGAGGAACCGGAAATCGATGCCGTCGAAGGACCGGCCGAACCACTCGTATTCCGGTGGCAACGGGCAGTTATGCCGCTTCAACGAGTCGCGCACGTCGGCGATGCGCCAGTCCCACACGATGGAGACCTTCTTGAGGTGTTCGCGAATGGGGCCGTGGGTGACCATCGCCATCCGCCGGTTCGGGGAGTCCGCGGCTCGGACTCCGTCGGCGTTCCACGCCTCTGGCATGTCGAGGTCTTCGCGCAGTGCGTCGGCCAGTTCTTCGTAGGTGGGTTCGGGGAACTGGGCGGCTTCGATGATCGCGAGCCGTTCGGGCGGTTGGAACAGGAACGCGTTGAGCCACCGGTACAGCGTCGGGTGCGGCAGGTTGATGATCGGCGTGTGGAAGAAGTCCTCGTAGAACTTCAGGGAGTCCTCGACGAACTTCAAGTCGGGCACGAGGTACAGGTGGTACGGGATGACCTCGATGCCTGCCTCTTGCATCGCCAACCACGCGGCCAGGCTGTCCTTGCCCCGGGAGAAGCCGAGCAAAACCGGTTTCCCCTCGGCGGCCAGCTGGGCGCGGATCTCGGCGGAGGGTGTGATCCCGTCAATGGTGATCGGCACGGCGCACCTCCCGCCGTGCTCGAACCGAGTTCGGATGATCGAACCTGGTTAGGATCAGGGTATGTCCGATCCGATCGCTGAGATGGAGCAGGAACGCGCGGCCGTGCTGGCCGAGCTGGGCCAGGCCGCCGAGCAGGCCGCCGCGTGGGAGGCGGAGCGGAATCGGTTGGCGGTCAAGGCAAAGGCTCTCGGCGCGAGCAACATCATCATCGGTGAGGTGATGGGCTACAGCGATGTCGGGGCGGCCAAGCTGATCCAGCGGGAACGCGGCACAGCCAGCGTGGAGTGAGCGCTTGCGGAAACTTGGCGGGACCTGTCCGGGCCTCACCGGCTTGTGCCTGTTGGAGCGGCTGAGGGGTCCCTCCCCTGGGGTGCGTGGCAGTCCGGTCGGCCGGTCCGCTTCGGCTGGCGTTGGTGCCTGCATGGCCTTGGCCTTGAGAGCGGCGGTCACGGTGTGTTCCATCCTCCCTGTGTCCTGGGGTCCCGGGCGGTCACCCGGGCATGACACGGGGCACACAGGCCACGGCCATGGGCAGGGTCATCAGGGTCAAGCTCTTGTGCCACAAGCTGTTTACGGGTGAGCGGCCAATGGTCGGCTACAGTGGACGGTTGGTTACACGGCATGCCGGAGTGGTCCGGGCAGTCGGTGAGGTCACAGCGGCAGGTCCGGTCACTGGCACGGGACAGGACACCGGGTCGGAAACGCGTGCGGTGCGGGCCGGTGTAGCCACGCTGGGCGCTCGTACCGTGCGCGAGTCGGGCACGGGAGCGGCATTCACGGCAGTGGCCACCGGTCGGTGTGAGGTTTTCGCACCCTGGGCGGGTGCAGGGGCGGGCGGCACGGGCAGGCATCGCGACACCACCCTGGGCGGGCATGGGCAGTGCCCCCACACCCGGGGTGTGGGGGCACTGATGAGAGAGGGTCACCGGCGGTTGGCTGTCCACTGTGCGGGCAGCTTGCCTGGGTGGGTGATGATCCACCGGTCCAGCCCGGCTACCAGTTCCACCAGCTTGCCCCGCTGCTCGCGGAAAGCCGTCTCACAGGACCGGATCTCTTCCAGAACTTCGGCAGGGTCGGTCACCATGGCGGCTACTCCGAAGTGGAACGGGGCTTCCAACGGGTAGTTGTCCGGCATGGTCCACTGATCGGGCAGAAAGCCACCCCGGGTGAGCCACTGGTCCAGGCTGTCCACCAGGTCCACTAGTTGGCGGGTCGGTGCGGTCCCCTGCTGGTAGTCGGCAATGATGGCCCGGATTTCGGCCAGTGCGGCTGTCGGGTCCATGGTTCAGGCCACCTGAAACAGGGTGAATGCCTGCTCTTTGGTGTCCAGGGACTTGCCAAACAGGGCCCTCTCGGCACGGATACGGGCGGCATTGTCGGTGTCCCGGACCGGGGCGAAGTGGTCCAGGTACTCTACTACGGTTTGGTAGCCCGACCAGTGCGTGCCCTTGGCCCGCTTGCCTTTGATGTTCTCATTGGTCTCACCCTTGAAGATGGACATCAGGGTGGAGGTCAGCTGGTCGTCGCGTTCCTTGACGCCGTTGTTGGCGTCCTCGTCCGGCTTGGGCCAGATCTCCCGGCACAGCTTCTCGAACTCCCGGATGGCCAGATCCTCATTGATCATCTTCTCGGCCTGCTCGGCAAAGGCATCCCGGTAGTCAAAGGAGATCTTGAGGGCTTGCCGGGCCTCATAGATCCTTTGCGGAGCATTCGGGGAGTGGCGGACGGTCCAGCGGGACCGGAAGTTGCCCAGTGCGGCGGCTTGGGTGTTGGCACAGACCACCCGGACCGGAGTAACCAGGAACTCACTGGACTTACCGGGCCGGAAGTAGTTCAGCCCGGCCAGGTTCAGCTCCACCGCGTCCACACCACCCACCAGGATGCCTTTGGGCATACGGGCGGTAATGAAGGTGTCCAGGCCACCCTTGATAGATCCAGCAGTGTCCACAATGGCCCCGGACTCATCCAGGATGGCTTGCAGGGTCGCCCCCATCTCCTCATTGGAGATCGGGGTGTAGTCCAGGCCACCCACACTCAGCACCTCAGGCATGCCAGTCATGGGATGGTCACGGACCACCGCCCGGTGAAACGGAACCTCGACCGGGATGGACGTGTCGTGCTCATCCACGATCCGGTCGCTGTCCTCGCCGTCGTGATCCCCGGTGACACACAGGTCATCATGGATCTCACCCAGCGGGCGGGCACACTCGGAGCACTTGCCATTCGGCACGGCGGCCACCAGGGGCTCCATCCGGACATTCCAGTTGTCCAGCTTGCCCAGCTTCAAAGCTTCGGTCACGGTCATCGGGCCGGATGCCACGGTGCCCAGACGGTGCCAGCCGGGGGTATTGGCGGACACAAAAGCGGCTGTGCCATCGGCAAAGATTTCAATCTCATGAGCCATGAGAACAGTTCCCTACATGCGGCACAGACCCTCTCGGGAGCTGTGCGGTTGGTTTTGTCGGCACCCATGACATTACCGGGTTTCGGGTGTCGGTCAACCAAATAGGGAAACTGGGGAGAAAGTGAGTACGAATGGCTTAGCGTGGCATTTCTGAAGGCCTGACGATCAATCGTAAACATGAAGAAGGGGTCTGCGGTGCACCGCAGACCCCTTCCTGTCCCTCGATTATTGTTTGCCGACAAAACCGTGGGAACGGCTCTTATCCTGCCGTACCTCGTCGGCCTGTGTCGAGGGCTGATCGGACGCAGCGTCATTGTCGCGTGCGTGCGGGCATGGAAGACCCGACGGCGGCCGGGTAGCGCGACCGCCGCCGGGCCGGTCGGGGCTAGCGGCCTGTGACGGCCCGCCAGATCGCTTGGAACTCGCGTTCGTCGCGGTGGTGACGGATGCCGAAGTACCACTCGCGAATGCGGGCGCGGCCGGCATCGGTGAGCTGGTAGGCGATCAGCTCCTCCTCGGGGGCGACCACCAAACCCATCCCGATCACGCGGTCGACCGCGTCGGGAAGGGCAAGGTCGCGCAGACACCACTCCTGATTCATGCCGGTGGCCAGCAGCCATAGCACGCGGTATACCGCCACGTCGTTACACAGTGCCGCGATCAGTTCGAAGCGCACTGATTCCACCGCGTCGTCACCATGCTGATCAGGTGCCAGATGATGGCGGCCTGTCGGGTCGCCGCGTTCGTTCACGCTGCTTCCCCAGCCTGGGTGGTGTCGCTGGACGCCGGGTTATCCGACTCGGTGGGCAGGGGCGGGCAGCCGCCGACGCGCTGGCCGGAGATCGGCGAGCCAACCCATTCGGCCGGTGGATGTATTACGGCCCAGCTGCCTGACTCGCCGCGGAAGAGGTACCCGCGCCGAGGCGGCACGATCTGCCCGCAGATGTCACACGGCGCCGCGATCTTGTTGAGCCGTGGCGTTTTGCGGCGGTTCACCAGCTCATCACCTCGCGCCACAGTGACTGGAACCACGGGTCCCGCGCGTAGGGGGCGATCTTCTCTTTCCAGTGCCACCACACGTAGAGGCCGTCGCGGGTCAATGCGGGGCGTGCTCCGGCGATCCAGCCGTGACGCCGGGCTTGTGCGATGGCGTCTTCGGTGGTCCGGTCGTTGATCAATGCCTTGCCGAGGTCGAGGTAGGTCAGGTACAGCACGCGCATCACGTCGCGGTCGCGCGACAGTTCGGCGTGCAGGGCCTTCATTTGCTCCTCGCGCTGCTCGAACGCGTTGGCGTATCGGTCAAACGCCTCTTCGGGCGAGAGCGCGGATGGACTAGCATCAGACACGTCGGGTGTCCTTTCGGAGTTGAGTTTTGGGACCTGCTCCGTAGGGCACCGGGCCGCCGCCCTGGGGCTGTGTCAGCAGCCGCCAGGGCTTCTTCCTGCCCAGTGCGAACCACTTCTTTCGGCCTGGTGTCCGGGCAGGCAGAGCCCACCCACCCGGACACCGGCCAGCCATAAGGGAAGCTAGAGACCGGGATAGCGGCACAAGTGCCGGTGAGGGGTCACGGTCACGGGGTCTCTGAACCCCATGTGGGCGGCAAATCGGGGTGTCAGCAGATGCACCTGACAGAGCCTGAACCGGACCCATTGCGGGTTTCGAATGTCGATCCAGCTGAACTGCTCGACAAAGTCGGAGAACAGTTCACACAGTCTCACAATCTCAGCCGGATCGGGGTTTTCCCCGACTGCCCCGACGACCTTCAGCGACACGTGGTCACTGGGATAGATGGTGAAGTAGTAATGATAGTCGGCCATGCCCTTCAGGTGTTCGATCATCACCTGGCATAGCTCCGGCATTGTGGACACGTCACTGGTCTCGAAACACATGGAGCCAAAGAATCTGGTGTCTGGAGATGCGGTGATTCTGACGGCACACCCGTCACGTCTACGCATAGGGTGGGAACCTTTCAATGATGTCCGGTCCGGATGTGTCAGCATCCGGGCCGGATATGTTCTTGCATCACTAATGGTTCCCTATTTCGGATTGTCATTCAAGTGATCCGGTGGTTTTAATGGTCACATTCCATCATTCTCTTTCGTGTCCCTATTCGAGTAGTTGGGACAATTTCGCGCAGGCCGTCGGCGACGCGAGAATGAGGAATGGAAACACGATATGGGGAGGGGTGGGTGGCCGTCGCCTGCCCGCCGCTCCCATGACGAAGCCCCGCGAACCAAGGGGGAGGGGTTCGCGGGGCTTCGAAGGCTTATGCTGATTCTAGGCACACGTGTGCTAAGCCCGACCAGTATGCGTGTCAGGTGATCGCGGCGTCAACCGAGAATCGCCGTCACGGGATGTGTCGCCAGTCACAGCGAGCGTGTCCTGGGTGAGTTGCCGGTCGAGGGTGGCGGCCAGCTGTGCCCAGATCTCCAGGCCCCAGATCTGCCCGCAGTTCGCACACACGGCTTCGATCCGGTCAGGATCGATCGCCAGGGCGGGGCGGCGGACGAAGTCGCTTTCCTCGTCCGACCAGACCAGCACAGTATCCACGTCACACACCGGGCATGCCTTGCCACGCAACACAAACCGAGGCGGCGGGTTGAGCAGCAGCCGGGCTTGCGTAACCCAGCGGGCCGCGCGGTCGGCCGCCCACACTACGTACTCGGGATAGGAGTGCTGCCAATCCGCAGCATGCGCTACCCAGGCGCGGACCTGATCGGGGATCGTCTCGAACGCCTCGTGATCGTGCGAGCGGCAGCAGGCGCGGACTTCTGTGGCGATCTCGGCCAGCAATGCCAACGCGTTGAGCGAGGCTGGCGGTTTCGATCCGCCGCCGTAGCCGCCGGTGTTCTCCATGCCGGGCATGACCGCTTCGTCGACTTGGTCGAGCAGGCATAGCACCTCGGCGATCTCCTCGGTCCCGTCCTCACGGCGGATGCGTTCCTGGCCTGGCTGCACCAGTTGGTCGACCGCGACCTCCCACGCCAGGCGGGCGTGGGAGGCTTCGTCCGGGCTGGGGACAACGTTGGGGACAACCGGCTCGTCGCTGTGGATGGTGGTGTCGGTGTAGGTCATCGGGTCGTCTCCGAGGTTTGTCCGGCCGTGAGCCGGGAGGGATGCATCAGGGTTTTCCGATCGCGCGGTTCGTGGTGCCCGGCGCGGTTGCGCGACAGCGGCCCGCACAACTCACCGGGCGCGGCGTGGCAGAACGGGCACCGCCACATACGAGCGGCGTCCACAGTGGAGTCACGGTGCCAGCCCATCGCCGCGTAGACGGCCTGGATGCCGCGCCACCCGGCCTTGCGGTGCCGGTCGCGTTGGGCTTGCCGTTGCCAGCCCGGCAAGCTGGTCACCGTGGCCGTCGGAGTCCCCGTGCCCGGAGACTCCATGGCAGTGCGGGTGGTGCGGTCGCGGGCGTTGTCGATCGACCCGGCGATGACCGACGGCGTGGCCGTGCGCGCCATGGGTCCCATGGCGAGGACCGCGGCTTCGCACTCACCCAAGCTGTAGCCCTGCAAGCGATCCAGCCACGCGCCCACGATCGCGTCCGGTGGCGGTCCAGCGTCGGGCGGGCGCACTCCGCGCAACAGGACGATCACCTCGTCCCGGCTGATCGACGGCGCGGTCATGACCCGCTGCCCGCGACCGCGAGGGCCAGGGCGCGTTGTCCGGCCTCGCGCATCAGCTCGCCGAGTTCGGCCGGCGTGGTGTGGGCGGGCAGCTCGGCGCGCACGGCCTCGCCGATCACCGACCGGTCATCCGCGCTGATCTTGTCGGCCCGGACGCGTTCGAACATGGCCACTGTGGCCAGGTCCTGGGTCAATGCGGCTGGGCTGGTGTGGGTCAGGTGGGCGCGCATGTGCTCGGCCACCAGCTCGGGCAGCATCGTCGTCGCGAGCGTCTTGGAAGCCCAGATTCGCAATCCGGCGGCGATGATCGCTGGTTCGAGGCCCTCGGCCAGCAGGCCGATCACCTCACCGCGCAACCGGTCCAGCACCCGGCGCGGCTGCTCAGGGGTGTGTACCAGGACCAGCCGCTCTGCCTCGGCCCGGCGCGCCTGGCGGACCGACCCGCTACCGGTGTCGGGATCGTGCCCTGGCTCGTCGTGGTGATCGGTGGGCGTGCCGTCGAGGTGCGCGGCGGGTAGTGGGGCTTGCTCGCGTGCGGACGCGCTTACGCGTGTGTGCACGGGCGCAGGCGCGGGGACACCCACTTTCTCGAAACCCAAGGTAGGACAAGCAACTACCTTCTCCCTCTCCCAACTCCCTTCTCCCTGAGCCTGCCCGGAAGGATCGCGCGAAGGGTGCCCGACAGGGTCGACCGAAGGGTCCTCGCAAGGGTTCTCAGCAGGGGGCACGCCCATATCGAGCGGAGCCGGTTCGGTTGCGGGCGCGTCGACACGGCCGGGCTCAACGGCCTCCGGCTTGGCCGGGGCTTCAGGCTCGGGGGTCGGGATGGTCGGCGGTGGCGTGGCCCGCCGGGCGCGGCGGTCGGCGAAGGCGGCTTTCACCGCCGTGGGCTGCTCGCGTAGTCCTGCCTCCAGCGCGACCGCCGCGACTGCGGGTGCCTGCCCGGTCACCTCCACGGGCAGGCGGCGCAGCTCGACCGCCAGCGCGGCCCGCAGGATCGGCGACTCGATGTCGAATGCGGCCCGCAGCGCCGCCGCGAGTACCTGGGGCTGCTTGTACAACTCGTCATTACGGATGAAGGTCCGGATCAGCACCTCTTCGGTGTCCTGGTCGACCACCACGAACCGCTTGTTGTCCAGTTCGGACAGTGCGGCGCGCAGCTGGTCCAACGGCACGCCAGGGTGAGCCCGTGCCCACCGCTTCACCGATAGGTCCAGCAGACCGGCATAGGTCAGCCGCTTCTGCGACAACAGTTGCAGGTACAGCAGCTTCGCCATGGGCGATAAGGCTTTCCAGTCCTCGTCATCGGTCCAGATGTGCACGTACAGACGGGCGTGGTCACGCGCCACGAGAATCCCCCCAAGATCACGGTTGAACAGCAGGAAGGGCCAGCCGCGCCCGAATCCGCGCGGCGGTGTAGGTGGTCATGCCGGTCCGCGACGCGACCTCACGGTCAGCCAAACCGGCACCATGCAGCCACGCGACGACCAGCTCACGAGCTGTGGTGGACACCTCTTCGGCGAGCAGGTCCCCGCGTAGGCATCGGCGGGCGGCTTGGATGTCGGCGTGACTGGCCGACCGGATCACGCGCTCTCGGCCGGCGAGACTGCACCGGCCGAGCGGGATAGCAGATCGCGCAGGGCGACGACGTCCAGCGCGTAGACCGGCTGGAGCTTGCCAACATTGCGCTTGGTGGTGTTGTCACACCGCACATACCGGCCGGTGCCAACGAGAATCCCTAGCCGTATCAGCACGTTCACCGTGGCGCCGCTCATCGACTGCACCCGCACCCAGGTGGGGACCAGTGGGCGCCAGCGGTTGGCGGTGGTCTCGTAGAACGGATCGGCCAGCGCGGAGCTGATGATCGCCTCAGCGATCGCCGCAATGTGCGCGGTGTTGCGCGGGTCGACAACCAGCAGCGCGGTGATATCGCTGAGGGTGCCGCTATAGTCCAGCGGCAGCGTCACCGCCAGCCGGGTGACCTCGTCGGCGATCGCGGCCGGATCGTCCGGAACCAGACGCGCAGCGCCATCCGTTCCGGACGACCGGCCGTGTCTGGCCACCGTCATGGCGTGAGCACCCGGAAACTGCGGATCGGGATGATGTCCTCGCACTCACGCGCGACGTCCGGATGCCGTTCCCGGACCAGCTTCTCGCTCAGGATGATGCGCTCGGAGGACTTGTAGGACACCACGCGGCGGCCATCGAGCGTGCCGTATTCGTTGTCGCCCAACCAGTCTTCGATGATCGCCCGCATGTTCTTGGCGACTTGAGCTGCGCGAGCCTCCTCGGCGCGAGCGGCGAGCAGGGCATCCCAAACGGGTTTCAAGCTGGTCAGATCAACGTCGGTCGGACGGGCTGTGGCAGTTTTCGCGGCTGTGGCGTCGGTGGTCGTGGATGTCATGGGGTGCCGCCTCCTTGACGGCAGACTGGACCGCAGGTGTGCAACGACAGGCAGCGGCGGCCGGTCACCCACATGCGGGTGTCCGGCCCTGGATATGCCTGCCAGCCAGGCCGAGAGCAGAGCCGCGTGTATGCCAAAGAAGTGCGCGCAGGAACGGAACACGGTCACCCCCACTGTTTGCGCTAACAACGCCCCCCGGCGCCGTCGTGTCCACCGTGCAGGAGATCAACATCGTGTGTCAAGTAATTCAAACAAGCTACGCTGGTGTAGGAAGTATTTCCAACGAAAGGAGGGCGTGCCCGTCCAGGCAGAGTCACTACAGTGTCCCTCGCGGACACCCCGCGACCAGGCAACACAACGGTCGCCGGGGGACGACATCGATCGGTCGGTCCCAACACGCGAAGCTACCAGGGGGAAACTGGCCTCGCGGGACAACCCGACCGGTCAACACCACAGGCCGATGCACCGCGAGGGGAATGAATGCCCACCAATCCACCCGCCCGTAAGCACGTCGCCGCGCTTGTTGAGAAGTACGGCGCTGGCCGCAGCGTGCGCCAGATCGAAGCCGACAACAACCTCAAACAAGGCGCGCTATCGCACTACGTCAACCCCAACCATGAGGCGACCACGCTGCGGCTCGACGTCCTGCAACGGTTCGAGAAGGCGCTGGGTGCGCCGTTGGAAGAGGTCAGCGCGGCGTTCGCCCGCGACTACGAGATCCCGCTGAGCGGTCCTCAGCTTGATCCCGACGAAGTCGAACTGCTTGATGACTACCGCGCCGTCCCTCCCGAGTTTCGTGCCTGCCTACGCAAGATGGTCGCGGTAGCGCGAACCGAACTCGCCGACACGCCTACCAAGGATGTGGCCTTGCATAGGCCACGCCGATAAGCCGCCAGCACCTGCACGAGTGGTCCTGTTATGTGTAACGTCTGTCCTGCAAGATCGAAGAGATAGTTGACGGCTGAAGGAAACTCGGCCGCGCCGATCAACCGTTGCGCTCGCCGTGCCGGGGGGCACGCAACACCACGCAGCGCAACCGCACACGCAACCTCCTCACGCGGGGACACGTCATGAGGAGGTCGCAACAGGGAGGAGAGACGTGTCCTTACACCCACCCATAGTCAAGGTCGTCCCCCATCTCGACGCACCTTGGAAGATCATCACTGACAAGCACAGCTACAAGAGTTTGCTTGTCCGACAAGGGACTCCCATCAGTGAGCACCTCGTCAACATGATCAACGACATCTACAACGAGCGACGTCACCGCGATCAGCTGCGCCGACTGATCGAGGCAGACAATCCACGCTGGCAGCCTGCACCACGTCCGCGTGCCGAGCTGGCCGGGCTCGAGCTCGTGGAACTCAAGGAGATGTTCGCAGGACGCTCCTGGTCGGGCATCTATCGGATGACCCGCTACTCCATCCGGCTCGACGGATCACCGCAAGAGAACTAAGCCGGTCTTGACCCGTGCCCGGGACTCCACGACCAATGAGCCGTGGAGCCGCCCGGTCGCGCAATCACTTCAGAGCTTGAGTCCTGCCCACCACGCAGAAACGGCGCCATCTCGTCGTTCAGCCCGCTTACTCTGGCAAGGCAGAGTCCGAGACTTCGGCCGCTTGGAGCCGCGCTGTGCCGACAGGTTCCCAGTGCCAGAGTCGTTCTGGCCCCCATTGGATGACGAGCGTCAGAGCGTCGATACGCACCCGACATTCCTGCACGGTTTTGCCGAGCGCGGCAACAATCGGCGCTGTCGGCTGCTCAGCAGTGCTGTAGCCGACGGTCATGTGCGGAACCCATGAGGGCGAGGGGCCTTCGAATGACCCTGTACGCCCAGTGGCGATCTGCGTCGCTCTCTGGGCTGCCACGAGGATTGGCTGGAGCGTCTCGGCGGGGTGCACGCGCAGCATGATGGCTTCGGGATGGTAAAGGATCTTGTCCAGTGTGACGGGGATGGGAGCTACCTGGCCGAGCAGTTGTCTGGCTTCCGACAGCATGCCAGCCATCTGCTCACGGGTTATTTCGTCTGTCGAGCCCACAACCAGCGTGGTCATGTGGAGCCACTCAGGCGGCGTCAGGTGGAATCCCGTAAAGCTGGCAAGGACTTCCTGTACTTGCATCGCCGCAGCGCGCGCCTCCGGATAGGCGTGTAGCAAGACGTGCCAGTACACCGTGCCGCGGTCTATGGTTGCCCCCGGACGATTCGCCCAGCGATCCCGCATACGGTCAGGGAAGGGGCTCATCTCGCTCCTGTGGACTGATCATCCAGCAGCGCGGACGCGTTGAAGTCACGGATATCCGTTCGAAGTTCGGCGGCGGCCTTGCTGCCTTTGAGCTGCGGCTGGCAGAGTTGCTGGTCGAGTCTGTCCATATACGCGGTGACAGTCGAAACTCGCAGATCAGGAGCCAAGGAGAAAACCGGTCGAACTTGCTCGATCGCCCCGTCGAGCGCCCCCTGGGCCAGACGAGCAATACCAGCACCGACCCTGATCTGCGCCCAGTTGGCCGGCACCACCGGCTCACCCGATGTCCAACCGTCGTCTGCTCTTGCAGCAGCGCGGAGCGCGCCATCAGCGTCGCCGGTATGCATGGCGACTGAGAGCGCGAAGATGGCTTGGCGTCCGGTCGGAAATGACCACGCGGATAGGCCGGAGTCAGCTAGAACTTGCTCAGCTGCTGCATCGGCACGGTTGAGTGCTTCCCGCGCCCTGCTGACATCTCCCAGAAGCGCAGCCGCGTTGGCCTCCTGGCTCGCCAGCTGAATACGGATCGGCGCCATAGGGCTGCACTCGTATCCGAGCCTGGCGATGTCGGCCGATTCGTCCAGGCGTTCGGCCCATCTGAACGTCTTTGCGAGGGCGCTTCGTGCGATTGCCTGACTACTGCCCGCTTCATGGGCGAACAGAAGTGCCGCTCTGCCATACCGCTGCGCCAACTGGTTTCGTTTCAGGTCGTCGAGCAGTAGGCAGACATGCGCCAAGAGGTCCGACTCGATCCGAAAAAGCTCCCGCTGTTGACTTAGGCGCTGCTTGCCGCCGATGAGACTTCGTGCATGGCGATGGAGCTGAAACACCTGCTTCAGGACACGCCGTGCTGGCACCTGCGTATGTGATTCGGCCAGCGACACGGTGGCACGAGCGAGCTGCTCAATGGCTTCGTCAGACGTGTGCGAGTAGAGAATTTCCGTCGTCAGACTGTCGATATCTTCGACCGAAGGCGCAGTTGCGTCGCCAACAAGCGCAGGTATCTGCTGACTCGCACCATCGGGCGCTTCACCAGGCTCGGCCTGCTTGCTCGTGCTGGCGTTCAGAATATCTGTGAATCGTGCCTGTACCTCGTCAGACACCTGGCTGAGTGCGGTATCCATGATCGCTTGGGTCTCGAGCAACAAAGTGATGGTTGCCCCGCGACTTTCCCATTTGGTCACAGCTCGAGCGTCGACACCGAGATGCGCGGCAAAGTTCCGGACGCTCAGCCGCATGGCCTGGCGGAGCGCCTTGGTTTCAGCACCGGTCCAGGTCGCCACGATCGCCACTCTGCATCACGATCCCCTCGGTCGCAAACGCTGCACTGAGCGTAGTACCACGCCAGTTCCGCGCTGGTTCGTTCCCCACGACCGCCGAGTAAACCAAGCTCATGACCAGCACTGAACATGCACGATTCGCGAGGAAGGCGACGATCATGCATCGCGTCGGAGGACAGGGCACGACGAGTGGGGTGCGGCTGTGGCCGTCTCCTTCGACGCAGTCCGCGGCTGGGGACGACGCCTCCCCCGTGGAGTCCTCGGCCGTTCAAAAGGGGAGCGGGCCGTCAACTCCCCGCAATCAGACGGCCCGCTCCCCGCTGTCACCGGCGGCCGAGTTTTACGCGAAAGCACTGGGCTGGCCGGTGATGATCGCGGGCGACGGTGTTGCCGTTGAGTGCGGACGCAGTCTCGACGTCATCGAAATACCAGCGCGGTACGGGCCGCGCGTAAGACAACTACTGCACGAGAAGTCCATGCACGCGCCGATCATCGCTACGTTGGCCGGCGATCAGTTGGAACCGATTACCTGGGCGTTCATCTGTCAGGTGAAACCACCGCATGGCCAGCACGTAGTAGTCACCCAGTTGGCGATGCACGGTGTTGTGCACACTGGCGGGGGGACCTTTCCGTTGCCGCCCAGCGCAACTTGCAACGGTCGCTGGCTCCAATGGATCTACCCGGCGCCCTCGCAAACACCGACCAGGCCACTGCCCCCATGGGCAGTTGTCGCGGCCTGTGCACTCACGGCAACACGCAAACCGAAACGGTTGTAGTCGAGCGCTTGCCACGGCGGATACGCAAGCAGCGCCCTCGGCAGCCGGACGGCGGGCCATACCTCCAGCCCCCGCCGTCCGGCGCGGCTGGTCCGGAAACGCTTCCCCGCAGACCGGACCAGCCGCACCCAAGAGACTGAAGGGATACGGGAGGAGCCCCGGCGCCAGCTGGTGCGCCTTCTGACGTGAAGCACGGTTGTGGCTGAGTGGCATTGGTGGCGCTCTGGGTGGGACGGCCGAGTTCACGCCTGGCAACTCCCTATGGAACAGACCATGTTCCTTCGGGCGAGCTGCGGAGCCGTGACCACGGTCGGACGGATCGTTTGCGACAACTCAGGCCCGATATGCGGGCCATGTTCCGTTGAATCAGAATCAGGGAGGTACAACGTGATTATTGAAAACGACCCGTTGGTGGTCGCCGTGGAGCAGTTGTCGGTGGTGCGCGGGCGGATGGACGCTGTGCACTCGGACGGCGCTCAGGATGCAGGTGGAGACGGTCACGGCGACGCGGGTGGCGACGGCTTGAACATCCCCGAGTCATCCTGACGAGGGAAACTGTCATGGAGCACTATCTTGTCCAATCAATCGAGAAAGCATTGGGCTGGATGGGATCTAACGGGCTTGGTGCGTCTTTTGCCCGCGGCAGCATGCCCGATCCTGACTTGTGCCCTCGGCTGCTGACACCGCATGCGCTGTTGGACGTGATCATGCGGCGCAGCATCGCGCCCCCGCAGTTCCGTTGTTTCCAAGATGGCATCGAGATGCACCCCGATGGCTACCTCACGCAGGTGACCACACGAAGAGGACAAACGCTCCCGGCGGCCAACATGGACCGCCTCGGGCGGCTTCTCGAATCCGGCTGCACAGTGGTCTTGGACGCGTTGGACTCGTTTGACTCCACAATGGAGATTGCTTGCCGTGCGCTGCAGTGGTGGTCACGTGAGGTCGTGCAGGTCAACACCTATTTGACGACCAAGGATGCCCCGGGGTTCTCCCTGCACTGGGACGATCACGACGTGGTGATTGTCCAGCTCGCTGGCGAGAAGTCCTGGGAGGTACGTGGGCGTTCCCGCCCTGTGCCTATGTACCGCGATGCTGAGCACAACCAGGAACCGTGCGAGGAAGTTGTTTGGTCAGGGACAATGCGTGCCGGGGACGTCATGCACATCCCGCGCGGTTTCTGGCATCGGGCCTCTCGTGCGGATCGAGGTGACGGGCATAGCTTGCACGCCACCTTCGGATTCGTGAAGCGCACGGGTGTCGATTGGCTGACGTGGGTGGCTGACCACAGCCGGGAGCGTGAACTGTTCCGTCACGACCTCGATCGCTTCGGTGATGGCGCAGAGAAGGTGGAGCAGGAAGACACTCTGGTGACCAACGTGTCGCAGCTGCTGACTGATTACCCGGTCCAGGAGTTTCTCGTGCGGCGTGAGGCCGAACGGCCACCACCTCGGCACGTGGCGACCCGTGGGGTATTCGGCGAGCCCTCGGCAGTTGTTTGTGTGGCGGACTTTCCGCCACGGATGGAGCGTAACGAGTCGACGGTCGACGTGTACGCCGCCGGGAAGAAGATCACCTTCTCGGCGCGGGCCGAGCCGGCGTTGCGGGTGCTGCTATCCGGACATCCGGTCAACCTGGCGACGTTGACCGATGTGGCCAACGTGACCAATGTGGACGCTGTGGCCCTGGCTGAACCGCTGTTGGAGGAGGGCTTGTGTGCCGAGATGACCGAGGCGTTGTCCTCGGGCTATACCGGTCTCATCCCGACAGGGACCTACTCGAACACGCGCTGAGCCTTGGTGTATGTGGCATTGATACCGCGTACAACTACGGCGGTTTTACCTCCCATCAACAGCTCGCACATGTCGCCTCAGACCTTCTGGGACAGCTCACCCTGTCGACGAAGGTCGGCTTCTTCCCTGGACGTGATCAAGCAGGGAAGGCAGTGCACTCGTTGGAACCTAACCAGTTGCGCGAGGCTGTCGAGCGGTCGGCCGATCAACTCGGTCGGCCTCCAGACGTGGTGTTCCTCCACAACCCAGAGCGATCGCTCAGCGAGCTATCAGAACGCGCAGGCGGCGACTGTATGGTCGCCGCCTGCGCGGTGCTCGCCGATGCGGTGGCAACAGGTTCGTGTGGTCAGTGGGGTATCTCTTCGTGGGACCCGCGCCCGGTTGTGATGGCCGTCGATGCAGCCACAGGTGACATCAAACCAGACGTCCTTCTCCTGCGTGCTGGACTCACTGTCCCTGCTCCGATCCTCGTCGCGAGTGAGGAGCTGAGCCGACGAGTTCGTATCCCACCGGGACACCGGTGGGGGATGAGCCCATTCGGCGGCAGTGCTAGGGACGCTGTGTGGTCCACGGCAAACCTGGACTCGTTCTTGGCGCAGGGACAACAGCCTACCGCCAAACAAGCAGCTTTCCGGCTTGCTTACGAGTTGCCTCCAGTCGCTCGTGTCGCGGTGGGCACAAGCAAAGCGGACCACTTGGCGGAACTCGTAACAGCCACCACCCTTGCGGTAAGAGAAACCTCGATCGAACGCTACCGGCAGCTGATCAGCTAACCCGAAGGTCTGCGACCAGCTTGGTGGCTGCGTCGAGGACAGGTTGGAACAAAGGGCTTTCACGGGCGCTGGAATCGTTAAGGATCTTGCAGGAGTGAAAGAGCGCCATCAGCTTTCCTGATCGCGACTCCAGATCCTTCCGGCGCTCGTGAAAGACCCGCTCGGCCAGCGCAGGGACAGCCAAAGAGGTGACCCACAATGTCGCCGCATCCAGTCCTCGCGGCGCGAGCCCATGGTCCTCCCAGTCCAAGATCCAGCAGTCAGGGCCGGTTATATTGGCCCAGTTGAGATCAGCGTGCGCTGGTACCCATTCCTCATCCGTGATGGTGCTGTCGACCTGGTTCGGAAACGCCTGCTTGATCACCCGATTCACCAGCGCCTGTGTGATCGTCTCCGTGTCAGGGGTGGCTACCCGGGTGGTCCGCTGTCTCATCAGGTTGTCGAGCGACGAATTGAACGTCGTCCACCAGGCGTCTGGCAGGTCAGGGGCTTCGCGCAACGAACCGCGAGACCTGATGGGACTTGCGGTGACGAATTCGACCTCATCCGCGCGCCACATCACTGCGGCATCCTCAACCGTGTCCCGCCAACTCGCGGCCGAATGCCACGCAGGCTTGGCTATCCCGTGCAGCAGTTCGGCCGCTTCCATCCCATTGGCCAGTTGTCCCTGAGCGATGATCTTGGCCAGCGGCCGAACCTCGATCCGAACCCACGTTCCCCGGCTTGTACGCGCCCCGATTGAGCGGCGCTTGTCCACACGGGTCGTAAGGTTTAGCTGCACATCTAAAGCGCTGGACACGCGCTCAATGACACCGGATGCATCGGACTTCCGAAGGTCGAGACGCATACGGGGCAGCGTACCGGCGAGCCCAAGGTGAGTTCTCGCAGGCCAAAGTCTCTAACCTGCGGAAATTCGTCTATGGGTCTTATGTGCTTCAGTGGCAACGGTCCGACGCGGGCAACAATCTTGGGGCGTGTCCACGTAGGGACCGTCAGTGCCGGTCCCTAAGCTGTGCCTGTGACACTTGTAGCCCCCGGCACCCAGAACTATGGCGAGGTGTTCACCCGTCGATGGGTGGTCGAGGTACTGCTCGATTTGACCGGGTACACCGCCGACCGCGATCTTGGTTCGCTGCACCTGGTGGAGCCGTCGTGCGGCTCGGGGGCGTTCCTTGGTCCCGTTGTCGAGCGCCTCATTGGAAGCGCCCAGGCCCACGAACGTGACCTCGCGTCGCTTGGTGATGCGATCCGGGCATACGACCTCCAAACCGAGCATGTGGAGGTGTCCCGCGCGCTCTGCCGTGACCTCCTGATCACAAACGGTGTACCCGTGCCCACCGCAGAAGCGCTGGCTGAGGAGTGGATTAACCACGCCGACTTCCTACTTCCCGAGGTGGACGACAGTGCCGCTGACGTTGTGATCGGGAACCCGCCGTACATCCGTTATGACGACCTCTCGGATGACCTTGCGGCGCGGTACCGCAGCACGTGGCCGACGATGCGCGGCCGGGGTGACATCTTTGTCGGGTTCATCGAACGGTCGCTGCGGCTGCTGAAGCCCGGTGGCAAGGTCGGCTTCATCTGCGCCGACCGATGGATGCGGAACCAGTACGGGGCTGACCTGCGAGAGTTGGTGGCTCGCGACTACGCCGTTGAGCACATCTGGACGATGCATGACGTGGACGCGTTCGAACTATCGGTATCGGCGTACCCAGCGATCACGGTGCTCGGCAACCACACTCAGGCGTCAGCCGTGGTTGCTGACACGACCAGCGAGTTTGGGGCTGCCAGCGCGCTCGCTCTCGCAAAGGCTGTCCAGGACGAGGGCTTCGAGGAGTTCTCCGACGTCGGAGTGAAGGCTCACCGGCTTCCGCACTGGTTCGACGGCGGTGAACTGTGGCCCACTGGCTCTCCGGCACGGCTGGCGCTGATCGAATACCTCAACGACCAGTTCGATCCTCTGCACGACCCGAACACCCAGACGAAGGTCTCCATCGGGATCGCGACCGGCGCGGACAAGGTGTACGTCACCAAGGACCCCACCGTCGTGGAGGCAGACCGTGTTCTCCCCCTAGCAATGCGCCGCGATCTCATGTCCGGCACGTTCGAGTGGCAAGGCAACTACCTGATAAATCCGTGGGCCGATGACGGGTCGCTTGTGTCGCTCGCCGACTACCCCCGGATGGCGGCGTATTTGTCCAACCATCCGGGCCTGCGTGAGCGGTTCGTGGCGAAGAAGGATCCGGCGTCCTGGTACCGCACGATCGACAAGGTGCAGTCCAGCCTCACCGGCAAGCCGAAGCTGCTCCTCCAGGACATGAAGACGACCATCCACCCCGTGTTGGAGACGGGCGGCCACTACCCGCACCACAACTTGTACTACGTCATCTCTGACACCTGGGATATGGAGGTCCTCGGTGGCATCCTGCTGTCCCGGATCGCCCAGGCGTTCATCGAGGCGTACTGCGTGCGAATGCGCGGAGGCACCCTCCGGTTCCAGGCCCAGTACCTCAAGCGCATCCGGGTACCCAAGCCCGACGAGATCGATGCGGACACCGCGGACGCCCTGCGAGTCGCGTTCCGGACCCGTGACACTGACGCAGCAACACAGGCAGCGGCTGCTGCCTACGGCATAGATCTGAAGGAATACGACCTGGTGCCTTCTGGGGGCGGGGAGGACGCGACGTGACGGCGAGCTACGAGGACTACAACGCAGCAGTCAAGGCATTCTGGACGGGCCGTGATCTTCAGACAGAGAAGCAGATTGCGTCAGGGAAGATCGACGCGGGCACTCGCGGGTCGGCGACTGGTGGGAAGCATCTCGAACCCCTGCAAGGGGTGATCGCGGGCGAGTTCGCTCCGCTTACTCGCATCGGCGCCACTGTGAGGCAGAGCGGCGTCCTTCCGCTTCCTGGTTACTACAGGCGCGCGAAGGAATGGGACATCGTGGTGACCTACAACGACATCCTGGTAGCAGCCATCGAGTGCAAGTCCCAAGTTGGCTCGTTCGCTAACAACTTCAACAACCGGACCGAGGAAGCGATCGGTAGCGCGGTTGACCTATGGCGCGCATACGAAGCCGGACTTGTTGGGACGATCAAGCCATGGCTCGGCTTCGTCTTCGTGGTCGAGAATGCTCCCAAATCAACGTCGGTGGTCCGCGACAGAGGCAAGCCGCTGTACCCAACTGACCCAGCCTTCGACAACTCCTCGTACACAACCCGTTATGAACTGCTGTTCCAGCGCCTCGTCCGCGAACGCCTCTACGACGCTGCATGCCTCATCAGCTCCGTCAAGGGCGACGGTATCTACGACGAACCGCAGCCGGAGGTGTCCACACGCAACCTAACAGCAGCGATCGCGGGACGAGTCGCGTACATCGAAGGGCTCGCGTAGGCGGCTTCGGTGGGGCCACTCCACTGGCGTCAGCGCGGGCGCGTTGCGCTTTGACACTAGTGCGTCTTCGTACCGACCGGCTTGATGACCAGCTCAGGCCCCTGAGCAGTGACTTCGGGGTTCTTATGCTGACACGTTAGGTCCACAGTTGAGCATCGCCCTTCGATCGTGGCGTATTGCCTGGTCGGAGGGCTTTCTTGATGCGGTCGATGATCGCGACCCGGTGGACTCGGTGCTCATCTCGGTGCACCGATATGGAGGAATTCGGGAGAACATTCGCCTCCTGATTTCTTGCACTCAAGCGCCGTTGAGTAGCGGGGAGCTGCGGTCGAGTCTTCTTGGTGGTGCGTCGTCGGGTGGTGCGCTGCGCGGGAGCCGTGGGTGCAGTGGTGGGTCGGCGGTTGTCGGTCGGGCGGCGCTTGTGTTGGGCTTGTGGCTGGTGGGCTTGGTGCCAGCGTTGTTCGGGGCTGCGGAGGAGGCGGTTTTCGATTTCGGGTGCGACGTGGCTGTAGACCTCGGCCAGTCGGTTGGCGAGGTGGGTTACCGAGGCGTCGGGCTTGGGCGATTTCGGGAATGTTGTCGGCGATGAGCCACGTCCTGTGGCTGTGGCGTAGGCCGTGGAAGCTCAGTTCCGGCCGGACAGGTGCAGGCCGACTCGGAGGTCGCCATCGACGGCAGGCCGGAACACGCGTCGCTCGAAGGTGCTGCGGCGCAGATGGCGGCCCGGACACACCAGCCGTCTCAGACTTGATACACGTCTGAAGAAGCCTGCGACCAAAGATCGCCAGGATGGGAGCCGGATGCCTCGTCGGGGAGCGAGGTTCTGGGGAAGATCATTTGTGCGAAGAAGAGCCGATCGGGCTATCTTCACCGGCTGCCTTGCCTGCGTTCCGACGTTTCCCAGCGCACTGTTCTCGCCTGTGTCATGCTGCGATCGCAGGCGCGGCGTTACGACAAAGGTTGCATCCGTCAGGGGGATTCAAACATTGGGTGATCCATCCAAGGAATACGCGGTCAACCCGGAAGCGATGCGACATGGCATCGAAATCTGGCTTGACCCGGTGATCAAACGGCTCGGTGAGATCAACACGTCGTTCGAGACAGCACAGGACAACGCGACCAAAGGCGAGTCGATGGCTGAGGGCTGGGTGGCTGGCCAGGGGCACGGCGATGTACGCGAGTCGGCTCGGTCGTTCTTCAACCAAGTCACCGCGTCCCTGGAGTTCCTGCGCATCGACCAGGGCCAGGTCATCAATTCGCTGAACACCTACAAAGACATGATGCTCAAGCACATCGCCTGGGCGGAACGGACCGACGGCGGGCACGCACAGAAGTTCAACAACATCGCCAAAAACATGGGATGGAGCTGACGTGACGCTGCCTCCTGGCCGCCAGCCGATTCCCGCTCCTGGCATCAACGCGGCCACTGACCCCGAGCTGGCCGAATCCGCCGCTGAGCTGAACGCCTGGGTCGACTATCTGTCACACCCGGAGACCAACAACGGTCCGCGCATCTACCGGCCTGTCAAGGCCACGAACGTCTCCGGGCAGACACTGGTCGACGTACCCGTCGCGCACCCGTACGACATGGAGAATGACCCGGACTATCGAGTGGTGTCCGCGTTGGACGGTTTTGCCACGGTGTCCGACGAGTTGTTTCGAGCGGCGCAGGGCGTCTCTGGTGTCAACGAGGTGATGATCAATGAGGCGTACGCGGCGCTTACCCAGGGGTGCTTCACTTTCCCGCCACCGGCAGGCCACTCGGCGGCGCCCGCACCGACGGACCGCGGTCCGTCATCCGGCCCGGTCCGCGATCCCGGGATGTACGCCGAGCTGAGCCAGGTCCGGACGGACTGGATGGCGATGCGCCACGACTGGGTCGGGTGGGAGTTCCTGGACGCGCAGTTGTTCGAGGACGACCTGATTCGTTTTCAGGTGTATCTGGAGAACGGGTTTCTTCGTGTCGCCGAGGCCCTGGTGAAGTATCGAGCGATTCACCAGCAGGCCGGCAAGGACATCGCCAAGCAGATGGACGGGGTCACTGAGCGGTTCAGCAAGTACCAGCAGTCGGCCGATTTCAGCATCGACCTGAAGTCGTTGATTCTCACCGGCATCGTCGAGGTCGGGTGCGCGATCCTCAGTGGCGGGCTGTCCGCCGCGTTCAAGGTCAAGAGCCTAGGCGAGGCGGCCATCCAGGTGATCGGTGACGGCGGGAAGACCGCCAAGTACGAAGATCACCAGATTGACGACAACCCGCTTATCTTCGACACCGTCAAGCAGTACGTGGCGGCGGTGAATCAGATCGAAAGCCGGGCGGCACGGGCGATCAAAGAGCTGTGGTTGGACCTCCATACGCGGCTCGCTGAACTGGAGAATGGTCGTCGATACACCAACCTGAACACGGGGGTGTCCTCGGACTCGGCGCCTCAGTTCATGGACTACGCGAAAAACTGGCGGAT